AGAAGATGGTATTGTAGTTAAAAAAGACGGAAACAAAGTAGAATTCAAATCTGGTGACGACGAATATATCATTAAACTTGATGATGAAGAAGTTCCTGAATTAGATGAAGAAGGTATGGATATACCAGTTTCAGCTGAAGAAGAGGACACTTTATATGAAATTGAGTTGAATGAAGAAGAAGAAGAAGAAGAAACAGAAGAAGTTCAAGCTGATGAAGCTGCTTTGAAAGGTTTATCTAACCCTAAGAAAGTTGAACCAAAAGAATCTGCGTTGAAAGGATTATCTAATCCTAAGAAGGTAGAACCTAAAGAGGAAGTAGAAGTTGATGAAGCAGCAAGAACTAAATCAAACGTACACGGAGATAAGGGTGGACAAGATAGAGCAGGTTTAAAGAGTAAAAAAATGTATAAAGCGGGTTCAGGTCAAATCAACGAAGAAGTTGAGAACTTGAAAAAACAAAACGCTGAATACAAAAAAGCTTTGGTTTTATTCAAAGACAAATTAAACGAAGTTGCTGTATTCAACGCAAACTTAGCTTACGCTACACGTTTATTTACAGAACATACTACAACTAAACAAGAAAAAATTAACATTCTAAGAAGATTTGATGGTGTTGAAAGCATTAAAGAATCTAAAAATTTGTATAAAACAATAAAAGACGAATTATCTTCTAAGGATAATAATTCAATTAATGAATCTATTGAAACTAAAATTGAGAAAACTCATTCAAATGGTTCATCAGTTAATTTAATTGAGTCTAAAACTTATGAAAATCCTCAATTCTTAAGAATGAAAGATTTGATGAGTAAATTATAAAAATAAAATAAACTAAAATAAAAAACAAATAAAAATAAAATGGGAGCATTATTAGAATCAGGTCTAGTAGGTAACATTGGTCTTAAGCACCTTAAGGTTATCAAAGAAGACACTATTAACAAATGGGATAAACTAGGTTTCTTGGAAGGACTTAAAGGTCACTTGAAGGAGAATGTAGCACAGTTGTATGAGAACCAAGCTTCTCACTTAATCAACGAGGCTGCGTCTACTACTGACTCAGGTTCATTCGAGACAGTTGTATTCCCAATCGTGAGAAGAGTATTCTCTAAATTGTTGGCAAACGACATCGTATCTGTACAAGCTATGAACTTACCTATCGGTAAATTGTTCTACTTTGTACCTAAAATTCAAGGTTACTCAGGTGGTACTTCAACTGAATGGACTGATGTTAAATCAGGAGACCACTACGCACCTGTAGGTTCACCAGGTAACTACCCAGGAAATCCAGACGCTGGTTACACTGATGGTACAGGAACATACAACCCTGTATACAGAAAAAATCTTTACGATTTATTCTATGAAGGTAACGAGGCTGGTTTAGACCCTCCAGGATTGTTTGACTACTCAAAAGGTAGATGGTCAGCTATCACCGCTTCTACAAACGTACAAACGTGGGTTGGTAGTTCATTGGTAGACGCACCTGTAATTGACAATTATGAGTACAGAAAAATCATCATTAAAATGTGTGGTTTTGCTGATAACGGAGCTGGTAAATTGATTGGTCCTAACGGTAACGAAATGGATACTGAAGAATTCTTATCTGACCTTCAGATTAGAACTTTAGCATCTGCTGGTGGTGTTGGTGGAGCATTTGAAGGTTTAACTTCTAATCCTAATGGTATTTCTAACCCATTATTGTTCAGAGTTGTAACTCAAATCTACGGTAAAGGTATTGTGGATTATGGTTCATACGCATCTACACAGTGGGCATCAACAGGTTCAGGTGGAAAATACTGGAACACTTGTGATGTAAACGGATGTATCTACTTGGAAGTTGATTTACAACAACCAGTTTGTATTGATTGTGCGGCTAATTCATTGGATGGTTATTCAGGATTTACAACACAAGCAAGTGCGGCTACTGACGCAGCGTTCTTCGCGGTGTTCAGAAGATACGAAGAGTTAGAATTTGAAGATAAAATTGGTGAAGTTTCTTTCGATTTGGAATCTGTAACAGTTTCTGTAACTGAAAGAAAATTGAGAGCACAATGGTCACCTGAATTAGCTCAGGACGTTGCGGCATTCCATAACATTGATGCTGAAGCTGAATTGACAGCTTTGTTGTCTGAACAAATCGCAGCAGAAATCGATAGAGAAATCTTGAGAGATTTGAGAAAAGGTGCGGCTTGGAACTTGAGATGGGATTACAACGGATGGAAGAGACTGGCTCAAACTACATCATACACTCAAAAAGACTGGAACCAAACTTTGATTACAGCAATCAACCAATTGTCAGCTCAAATCCACAAATCAACTTTGAGAGGTGGAGCTAACTGGATTGTTGTTTCTTCTGAAGTTTCTG